CTTAGGGTGATCTTAGGGTGATCTTAGGGTGATCTTAGGGTGATCTTAGGGTGATCTTAGGGGGTACTTTAGAATTCTCAGGATGGGACTCTGGTGTAATAGGTCAACAACAACAACAACGGCAAGGCCTTTAGCATTCATTTTGAAGTCGATCTGTAAGCAAGACCTAGGGGGTACTTACCTAGTGTCAGACCATGCGAAGATCAAGAGATGACAGCAGTAATGCGATAAGCTATTGATTTATATACACTTATATCTGATTAGTTATCTAATACTGTATTCTAATTTCATATTGATTGATATTGACATTAGATTTACTTACGCACATTCCACATTATGAAACGGGAAACTAGAAAAAATAGGGGTCAGATCTTTTAAAAAGAAAGACGGAGTCAATAGTTATCCACAACTGATACCATTATGTTCACTGGAGATCATTAGTCTATCTCTATTGACATCCTGGTATTCATTAGAAAATACAATTGATAATCTATTGACAATCCACAATTGCATATGTACAATTTAGTTATGCACTAAACAAACACAAAGGAATAATCACGATCAAACTATCAATCAACCTTATCAAACCCTATCGTACTATTCATGTGCAACAAGATGGACGTAGAGACGTGCTGTACTCTTGGACATATACCAATGCTGTAGAATGGATATCAAAGTCTTTCAATAGTGACACTGTAACTGTATCGAAGTACAATAAAGTATTAGCTTATCGTAACTCAATCAAAGGATAATTATCATGCTATTAAAGACAGCTACTAACGAAGATATCAAAGCATTCGCTGATAATCTAGGCTATACTCTTACAGATGATGATTGTCAGGAAATACGAGAGACACAAGTATTTACAGACGAGACAGTAGAACAAGCTGTCAACGATTATTTAGACGCTTACGAGAGGTAATAATCATGTTAAACTTTAAAGGGTCAGCACCATTAGGTCTCAATGCAGAGATAAGACAATCAGAATCACCTGATGATCACGGGTTTTCTGTCTTTACATGGTGTGATGATGGGACTGGCGTTATACTATGGCGTGAAAAACACGAGTTAACATGGGAATCAGCTTATAATTGCGCAGTGAATTGGCTTACCGTCAATCAATCAAAGGATATATCATGCTATCTAAACTCTTCGATGCACTAGCTTATATTGCTTTTATGATCGTGTTGCTTGCTACAATATTCGTATTTTAATTATCAATCAATCCAAAGGACTATATATCATGATCGCTATTCACACTAAATTCGTTTCCGCTACAAATACCCGTGGATCACGGATCAAATCTTATACAAGCTCAGGTTTCACCGCTACTATCCCTTACCCTCACGAGAAGTCTTACGAGTTATGCCACTTTGAGGCAGTCAAGGCATTGGTAGAGAAACACAATCTTGATTGGAATTTAGACGATATGCGCTATGGTGATAGTGCAGACGGTAAGGGTTATGTTTTTTGTTTTAATCATTCAATTGTGGGGAAATAATCATGAATACAATCTTCTTTGCAGTACCTATTGGTTCATATTTTGAATGTAACGGAAACCTTTGCATCAAACAATCACGCCGTACAGCTAAACTAGTGAATTATGATCGCGTGTTTTATTTTGGCGGTACTGAGCGAGTACAGATCAAAGGGCAACCCTAACAACATTTTTCATAATGACTAAGGATCTCCAGTGCTTACCATACAATTCACACGATACGACAACAACAGTACTTTGACTGTCCCTCTAACATATCAAGAGGATGCGCTTCAGTTTGACGCTAAGGGTGCATCGGATCTATTGCAGCAAGACCCTGATTTTATCATTGAGTTTGTCAATTGGTGTTTTAATGAGGGTCAGACATTTTGTACTTTTGACTTTGGATGTGTACAGATTGGGGAAGCTCAGATATTGATTGATGATGCGATCCCAACACACACCGAAGTGTGGGGAGCCTTGAATCAATGAGTAGACAAACCCAAGCCTTAGCCTAACCAGCTAGGGCTTCAGTTTTTCTATTGCCTTCCCTTGGGTTATCCCGTGGGCTGTAATCTTTAACAAATACCTATCAGTGGTAGGTAGACACACGCCCATCCCCTAAGCCACTTAGGTTAGCTAAACACGCCCCTAGTATGCCGCAAGGCAGGGCTAAACTCAGCCCAAGCCAATAGAAGCCCTAGAATCACTTTGTTTGATCGGTAAGGGGTAAGTGTACCCTGTACCCTAAAGTACGCCCAAAAGCCGTTTAAAGGCTTCCCAGGGCTATCTTATCGCTTGCCTTAGATCCTAGCCTATGGTAACCAGTACTAAGTATTCCCACACTGGGTTTACATACAGTCCTGTATATCCGTACAGTAGTCATGCCCAAAAATAGCATGATCGTGCCAGAAATGGGCATAGGGTCTACTTTTTTAGGGTGAAATTTGGTTGGCAAGTGATTTAATCAGGAAATTTCTGAAATTATTGGAAAATCCCAAAATGTAACTTAAGATTTACCGTTGAACTATTTTTGATAAACTTTAAGCAACACTCAGGACTCCCAATCATCCGAAGGTCAACTAGCCTTACCCCAAACATCATCCCAAGTACCTGTAGTTGCACCCTTAGCATAATCTGTAGATTTATTCTCAAAGAAATTGCTATGGCTCACACCTAACATTGCCTCGACCCAGGGCAAAGGATTCTTACGTACATTAAAGATACTCTTCATTCCCATAGAGATTAACCTACGGTCTGCAATATACCTAATGTATTTCTTAACATCTTCCTTGGTCAACCCTTGCATATCTGTGATGCCAAAGATCAGATCAATGAAGTCATCCTCCAGTTTAACCATAGTCTCAGCTATAGTATAAATCTTAGACTTGACCTCATCATTCCATTCAGCCTTGTTCTCCCTAACATACTCTCGGAATAACTTAATCATCCCCTCAGCGTGTTGGGTTTCATCCACAATTGACCATGTGATAATCTGGCCTAGGCTCTTGAGTTTCCCCTGTCTAGCAAAGTTTAATAGGCAAATGAAGGTACCGAATAACTGGACACCCTCACCCATCGCTGAGATAGCCGTAATCTTCTCAGGGATTGAGGCATTCTCAATTGTACTTAGGTATTCATGCTTATTCACCATCTCTTGGTGATGCAAGAACTCATTATAGGTAGCCTCAGGTAACCCTAAGGTTTCAATAAGGTGAGCATAAGCAGCTACGTGGAGTGCTTCCCTAGCTGCAAAGCCAGAGAGCATCATGGTCACCTCAGGAGCCTTAAAGACTGGGATATAGTGTTTATGGTACCCTGAGCCAATGTCAAGATCACCAAGGACAAAGAACCTAAGGATCTTCGTTAGGAACTCTCGTTCATCTGTGGTCAGCTTCTGTTTATAGTCCTTCACATCATCACTGAATGGTAACTCAGTGTGTAGCCAGTGGGATTGCTCGTGCTGAAGCCAAGCATCATAAGCCCACTGGTATGGCATAGGTTTGAATGTATGCCTTTCATCTGTTAATTTGTACTGCTTCTTAGTCATATCACTCTCTCCAGTGACTATCATTAGCCTTCACAAGCTAAACAAGTAGTATCCTCGGCTACTGCCTTCAGATCAATCTCTTCTTCAATCCTAACTCGTTTAACCTTAGTTCCTACTGCATCTGCTCTACGGATCTTCTCACTACGGGCATAGTATAGGCTCTTAAGTCCCTTAGCCCAGGCACTGTAATGGATAGCATGAAGATACTTGATAGACACATCAGGTCTAAAGAATAAGTTAAGGCTCTGACCTTGGTCTATGTAGACCTGACGATCACCTGCTAATTCAATAATCCATTGCTGGTCTATCTCCATAGCAGTCTTAAAGACATCCTTAACTTCCTGAGGTACATCTAAGTTCTGAATACTACCACCATCAGCAATAATCTTAGACCATGTGTCCTCAGTGTCTACCTCTAGCTTACCCAGGACATCCTTAAGAAACCTATTCTTATACACAAAGGCACCAGACAGTGTATCCTGTCTAAAGACATTGGCACGATAGGGTTCAATAGATGGACTAGTGTTACCCATGATTAAACTAGAGGAAGCATTAGGAGCTATTGCAGTCCAGTGTGAGAACCGTCTTTGTACCCCTGCTTTCCTCGCATCTTCACAAGGACCACGAAGATCACAGAGGTAAGCATCAGCTTTAGAGCATTGATCATATATATGTTTGAATATTTGTTTGTTACGAATCTTGGCAATGACAGACTCAAATGGTATTAGGTTCTTCTGTAGGTAAGCATGGAACCCTAAGGCACCTAGGCCAACACTACGTTCATTCATAGCACTTCGGATAGCCCTAGAGATGGTCATAGGGGCATTATCAATGAAGTACTGGAGTACATTGTCTAGCATCTCCATACAGTCCTGAATGAACAAAGGGTTACCCTTCCATTCATCATAGTACTCCAGGTTAAGGCTAGAGAGGCAACAAACTGCTGTACGATCCTTATTTGTAGGTAGGAAGATCTCAGTACATAGGTTACTACCGTTAATGGTAAACCCTTGATCCTTGAGCCAGCTAGGCATAGCCTTGTTAGCGGTATCGGTGAAGACCATATAAGGCTCACCTGTTTGCATCCTGAGTTCCAAGAGTCTTTGCCAGAGATCCTTAGCTGATACAGTCTCTACTACCTCACCATTATTAGGGCTAACCAGATCCCAGCTATCATCATAGTCAGGGTCAAGCATAGACTGTTTAATGATCTCCATGAACTTATCAGAGATATTCACCCCATGATGTAAGTTCAGAGTCCTCATGTTCTGGTCACCTGTAGGCTTTCTCATCTCCATGAACTGGATGATATCTGGATGACTAATATCCAAGAAGGCAGCATAGGATCCTCTACGGGTACTCCCTTGCTTATACGCTAGGCTAGAGGAATCATAGACCCTAAGGTGTGGCATGATTCCCGCTGACTTCTCATCAGCACCTCGGATCCCTAGGTGAATCCCTACTCCACCCCCTAGCATTGAGAGCCAGTTGACTTCACTCAGGGTATCTACCAGACCCTCTGAGGAATCCTCAAGATAACTCAAGAAGCAGGAGATAGGTAAACCTTTCTTAGATCGACCAAAGGACAGTATAGGTGTACTATAGCTTAACCAATGCTTAGAGCTATAGTCGTATAACCGTTTAGCATGATCATCATTACTAGAGAATGCTTTAGAGACATACCATAGTCGTTCCTGAGGAGATACCTCACCATCAGCCATATAAGACTCCTTTAGTCTCATAAGTCCTAACTCATCAAAGAGTTTATCTTGGTCTAGGTTAAGGTGTTGGTTCATGGTATATTCTCTCTCTACTACTATGTATTGGTTATGTGGCATGACTATTATTATTTAATTAAGTATACAGCCTAGGTTAACGAAGGAACCTACTCAACTATAGGGATGCTATACTCCCTCACCTTATATTCTGGTATTGAGGGCTAGTGAGTAATCTATACTCTCCTATAGTATATCTGTAGAACCTAGGATATCTATGGTTAACCTAGGCTGTATACTTAATTATTTATCATGGTGGTAGTTATTATGGTTATACTATAGACCATCTTTAGTATATCTATAGTTATCCTAAGATGATCTTAAGAGTAGTTATATCAAAAGATATCCGTGGTCCCCCTACCCCCTAGACTATGGATGTCTTAGGAATAGAGTGAGACCATTATGTTGTAAGACTGCTACATCAAAATGACTCCGCTGTACTCAGGTCACGAACCTGTGGTACATTAGCCCCCTGAAGAGATGTGTTCTCTTCTAGTGTGTGGGTAACTTTTAAGTCATTGATATATAAAGACTTTATATTTTAGTAAAAAGATACCACCATGCAAGAAGAGAAGTGTTTTTAATGTTGTGTAAATGATACACACATACATGAAGAGAAGGAGTTGATATGAGTTATTTACTTCAGAAATCCTATGACACCTTAGCCATTGAAGATGGTGCCTTAAGGTTTAACAAGGAGGTAGAGTACAAGAGGTCACATGGGATGATCTCCCAGGTTGAATGGGGTCTATTTAAGAAAGCCTTGCCAATCGTAGAGGAAGCCGTGGCAAACCTTAAGTCTAAAGGTGGGCCAATCCAAGAATGGAGGGGAGTGTTAGAGGAAATAGGGGCTATAAATGTAGCCTACATTACACTAAATGAAGCATTTACAGCTGCCCTAGGTAATTCACCAGTCACCTCAGTAGCTACTAGGGTTGGTAAGGGTTTGCTAAATCAGCTACGAATTAAAGACAAGGAGTATGACTTTATTGTTAAGTTAGGGATCCAAACCCTGATGTGCACCAAAGACACAGGTATCTTTGAATTTGATAAGGGTCATGATGGCTATGAGGTAATCAGTTTTACCGATGAAGCTGTCAAAGAGATCCAAAACAGGCAGGATTGGCAACAATATATGTATCCAGTCTTCAGACCAATGGTGTCTAAACCAAGGAGTACCGCTGAGGGGTCTTATATCGACCCTAGGCTCGCTTTAGCTACTCACATGGTACGAACCCACAATAAAGAGCAAAAACGGCTCCTAGAGGCTCTAAAGGCTTCTCAGGGGGTATCCTTTATTAAGGCTGTAGATTCCATCCAAGAAGTACCGCTTAAGATCAACCAGTGGATCCTTCCTGTGATTGAAGATGCTTACCATAGAAACCTGTGTATTGGCTCTATTCCATCCTCGGTTCTCCCTGATGGTAAGTCCCATGACATCCGTAGACTCCGTAGTCAGATCAAGAGTCAACAGGCGGGGTTCTTGACTGATGTGGAGGAAGCCAAGCATTTCTCTAGCTTTGACCCTATTTACCTACCCGCTACGATGGACTTCAGAGGTAGGGTGTACGCCAAGCCTCACCTGAATCACCAGAGGTCTGACTATGTTAAATCATTGTGGCTCTTCAGTGAAGGTAAGGAGTTAACAGTAGATGGCGTAAGATACCTGAAGATACACATAGCTAACTGTGGTGACTTCGATAAGATGTCTAAGGCATCCTTTAAGGATAGGGTTAAATGGGTTGATGATAATTTTGTGAGGATCTATGAGACTGTTAAAGCACCTATGGAAGACCTGTGGTGGACTGCTGCTGACTCTCCTTTTTGCTTTCTTGCTGCTTGTCATGAGCTGGTTAATTTCGTTGATGTGGGTGCTTCGTACGTCTGCCACCTCCCTGTAGCCATTGACGGCAGCTGCTCAGGCCTTCAGCACTACTCAGCTATGCTCAGGGATCCTGTCGGAGGTAAGTCAGTTAACCTGATTTCCTCTGATAAACCTGAAGATGTATATAAGGAAGTTGCTGGGATTGTCAATGAGTTAGTCATGAATGACCGAGAGGATCCTATGGCTAAAGAGTGGTTAGACCATAAGATTGACCGTAAGGTGACCAAGAGAGCTACCATGACCCTATGCTATGGGTCTAAACAGTATGGCTGGAGGGAGCAGCTCATGGAGGATTTCATGGCTAAGTATAGTTCCCAGGTAGCCACAGGAGCGCTTGAGAAGCATCCTTTTAGTGACCCTAAGAAAGCCTCTGGGTATATGTCTAAGAAGCTCGATATAGCCCTCAGGATGACCGTGAAGGCTGCTGTGGATGGTATGGATTGGCTACAGGAGACCGCTGGACTATTGGCTAAGGAGAATCTACCGATTAAATGGATAACACCTATGGGGTTTCCTGTGATCAATGGGTACTACGAGCCTATTGAGAAGAGGATTGATATTAAGGTTAACGGTAAAAGGTTTACCAATAAGCTATTGATTGGATACACCGAGGACCTCAAAGGATCCAAGCAAAGGACTACGATTGCACCTAACTTTGTCCATTCGTTTGATGCTTGTCACCTGATGATGGTAGCATTAGGAGCTAAGGAGGCGGGTATAGATAACTTCTTACTTATCCATGACTCCTTTGGATGCCTCCCTAGTGATATGGAGGAATTCTCTGGTATAGTCAAGGGTAAGTTTGTAGAGCTATACACTAACAATGATCCATTTATGACTATTTATAACAATGCTATGATGGTCTTAAGTGACAAAGGTAAAAAGAAGTTGACACTACCACCGAGTAAAGGTACATTGGATCTTAAGGAAGTACAACAATCACACTATGCTTTTGCATAAGGAGAACTGAGATGAGCCGTAGATTGCTAGAAATGACTGAAGCCCTTGTATCTGAGGGTTATGTTGTACCTCTTGATGTAGCTGCTAACCTAATGGGTTATGGTTATGTCGTAGAGGGAATGGAAGACCGTATTGATGGCTTCCGTATTATTGATGATGTAGTAAATAACTATGAGGATTTATATGAGTAAATATGTCACACCTAAGGGTTCTGCTGGTTACCCAAAACTGCTCAAACCAGATACCAAGTTCAATGCTGAAGGTGTCTATAGCACAAGTCTTACCATGAGTAAGAAGGATGCCCAACCTTTCATTGACAAGATCGAAGAAGCCTATACAGAGGAGTTTGGGGCTAAAGCATTACCTAAGGCTAACTTCCCATTTAAGGAAGAAGACGGGCAGATTACCTTCAAGTTCAAGTCTAAACAGAAACCTAAGCTCTTTGATGCAAAAGGTACGCCTATTAAGGTGGCCGATGAGCTTAATATTGGTTCTGGTACTGTCATGAAGGTCTCCGGTGCTATCTCATGTAAGGCAGTGTCAGGTAAGAACTATGCTACCTTGTACATGAATGCTGTCCAGATCATTGACTTGGTGGAGTACTCCAGTAGTCCTTTTGATGTTGAGGAAGGTGGCTACACCGTTGATGAACCAGAGGAAGCTACGGTATCTGATGAAGAAGAAACCTCAGACTTCTAAGAAGACAACCCAAAGGGAAGTCTTGTTAAAGCATGGGGTTCGGAGTGGTCTGGAGGATGTGATCTGTCAGGAGCTAAGTCAGCGTGGGATTCCTTACAAGTATGAGGAACTCACCCTGACCTACACTCAGCCAGAGAAACAACGAAAGTACACCCCAGACATCGTGCTGGAGAATGGGATTGTCGTGGAGATCAAGGGACGCTGGGTGACCGCAGATAGGCAGAAGATCGCCTTGGTCAAGCAGCAGTACCCAGAGATGGATCTCAGGATGGTCTTCAGTAATTCAAAGGCTAAGATCTCAAAGGCATCTAAGACAACTTATGCCGACTACTGCACCAAACTTGGCATACCTTTTGCCGACAAAATGATTCCTGATGAATGGATTAAAGAAACCAAAAACAGCTAAAGAGGCTGAACAGTTAGGTGAAAGATTTTACTTTACTGGAAAGCCTTGTAAGAATGGGCATACCGTAGATAGGTACACTAAATCACGAGCTTGTATAAGTTGTGGTAAAAAGTGGAGTGCTCAGTATTACAGTTCCCCTGTAGGAAAAACTAAAGCAAGGTTAAAAGCTATACGAAGAAACTATGGACTGACTGAGGAAGATGTAGCTAAACTACATAGAACTCATGATGGACGTTGTGCTATATGTAGCCAAGTTAAAAAGCTAGTAATAGATCATGATCATAGTACAGGGGATGTACGAGGGTTGCTCTGTGATCCTTGTAACAAAGCTCTTGGGATGTTTTGTGATAACATTCAATATCTTTCATCAGCAATAAATTATTTGGAGAAAAACAAATGACACAGACTGAATTGATTATTGACCACCTTAAGCGCACTGGTTCTATCACCATGCGCGAAGCCCTGTTGGACTATTCGGTTCAGAGTCTCACCAAGCGTATCTCTGAGCTTCGTAAGGCTGGCTATAAGATCGAGACGGAGCATAAGCAGCACCCTACCACTGGTCAGCGGTATGCTCGTTATAAGCTCATGGCTAAGAAGAAGACCCACTAATCAGAATTGCCCGATCCTCTGCGAAAGTGTGATATAGCTGGAATCTACCAGTGAAACCTAGGGACGCTTAGGTGTACGGGAATCTTGGGGTGATAAGCCCCCAGTAAGCTCGCAAGAGCTACGCTACAGGTCGCTAGGCACCTGAACAAAAAGCCTAGCACTAATTTCAGGAGAGAGTTATGATGAAGAACCGTTATGGTGATGATTATGACTTTGAGCTTGTTGGGGAGAACACCTACAAGATCATTGGTAATCTGAAGTACTGGAGATTTGGTAGTAGGGGTGATACAATGGACCTCTCTGATCTAGGTTTCGTAGATCCCTCTGGTGGTCCTTTTATTGAACCAGGCTATAATGTCAAAGGACAGAGGGTATCCCGTATCTATTCCAATGACTATGGTATTTTTCTTGAGGTGTTTCCGACATGAACATGACTATTGAGCAGTTGCAGGAAAAACTGAAGAGCATCCGTGAGCGTTGCTCAGGTTGGCAGAAGTGCAACGATGGTTCTTATGAGAGAGCTTTGGATGCTCAGGGGTTCTACAAGTACTACGATGAGCTGTCCCGTAAGATTGATGAGCGGGAGAAGAATAATGGACGCTAAAACAAAAGAGCTTGCTGAACAGGCGGGACTTGATTTAAAAGAAATGCGTTCAGATCATTTAGGACTGTATTTAACTATTTATGCATTTGAATATTTTGACATTGAACGCTTTGCTGAACTAATCCGAGCAGACGAGCGTGAAGCGTGTGCGAAGGTGTGTGATGACTTGAGATGGCTGGGTAGCCCATATGATTGTGCTGAAGCAATCAGACAACGAGGTGAGAAATGAAAGCCGCCATCATTACAGAAGAGCAGATCAAAACGATTAAGGATGCGCTTGAAGGATATGAACACAACGTAGGCAATGATTTTCACGGTGGAAAGTGTATTGAAGCACTCGCCATCGTGAAATCGTTGAAGGTGCAAGAGCCGGTAGCTTGGACAAATAAAACGGCGAATTACTTTGAATTGTCAGATCAATCAACGGTGTATGGGTCACACACCATACCACTCTACGCAGGAGAGCAACCATGAACGGATACGGAGCAAGTTGGTACAGACATACATTGCGTGTTTCTAACGGGTCTTTGGTTGTTGTGTTGCCTGTTGGGAGAAGGATATGACTGACCTACGAAAAGCCGCTGAGATGGCATTGGAATCGTTGGAAGATTTAGATGGGTTAGACACAGAAACCGAGTGTGTGACAATCGATGTAACTGATGAAATCGAAGCACTACGCCAAGCACTTGCACAGCCTGAGCAAGAGCCTATGTCGTTTCAAACGTGGCGTTCAAGACAACACGGGGATCCCGAAGAAATTGGCTTTTTGCAGGCTTTGAAACACGCTTACGAATCCGGTCAATATTCTGTATCACCACCACGCAAAGAATGGGTCAGGCTGACGGATGAGGAAATAGATCAGATGTGGCGGGTTGTTGCGTATACGAAACCATACGATCAATTCCGTATGGATGTTGCTCGTGCCATCGAAGCCAAACTGAAGGAGAAAAACACATGAGCGGATGGCTAATCGCAGTCACTGGTGCCATCTACGCTTATGTAGCGGTAGAACAAGGTATCAAGGGTAACGTAGGGATGTGCATGGCGTACATTGGGTATGCCTTTGCTAACATTGGATTATATAAACTAGCTTCTTAAGGAATAGATATGGATATTATTATTGAAATACCTGATGATGAGATGGATAACTTTGTTAGGATGTCTCTAAAACAGACCTATGAACTCATGAGTGAACCTCAGGACATCCCTGTGTATTCCCATGATCCTGATGAGGATGCTAAAGAGATCAAAAAACTCCTCAAGGCTCTGAAGCGAGTCCATAACTGGTACGCTTTATCAGAAGATTACATTGTATAACTTATAGACGGTGACGTATGGTAACAAGAAAGAAGTCAGTAGGAGTATTGGAAACACCTAAGGAATCACAGGAACGTAATCCAGTAGAGAAACGTAGCAATAGTCTCAAGATCCGCTTGGATGATATGATCACCGTATCGCCTAAGACATCTAAGCAAAAAGACTTCTTTGATGCCTACAGAGACGGTCACTATTTCATGTGTCTGCATGGGGTAGCAGGTACTGGTAAGTCCTATATCGCTCTCTACAAAGCCTTGGAAGAGGTGATGGACAAGAGCAACCCCTATGAGCAGGTTGTGATCATCCGCAGTGCTGTCCAGAGCCGTGACATGGGACACCTCCCAGGCTCTGTGGATGACAAAATGGACATCTATATCCAACCATATCGTCAGATCACCTCAGATCTCTTCAGACGCTCTGATGCGTGGAATAGGCTCTATGAGCAGGGCTATGTGGAGTTCATGTCCACCAGTTTTATCCGAGGAACTACCTTTAGCAATTCCATTCTACTGATTGATGAGTTCCAGAATATGAACTTTGAGGAACTAGACACCATCATTACTCGTGTAGGCCATACCAGTAAGATTGTATTCTGTGGTGATGTACGTCAGACAGACCTGAGAAAGCGTGATGACAAGTCAGGGCTTACCAAGTTCCTAGGGATTGCTGATGGTATGCCCCAGTTCTCTAGGTTTGAGTTCACAACTGATGATATAGTACGCAGTAGTCTAGTTAAGGACTACATTATTGCTAAGACTAAATACGAGGATAGTCAGACATGAATGAACAGTTAGAAGAGTTGGTAATTGAGTGGGCAAAGGCTCGGAAGATTATCCCTAATGCTCAACCCTATACTCAATTGCTTAAAGCTGTAAGTGAACTTGGTGAGTTAGCTGATGCTGAAATCAAAGGTGATATTGATGGTACAATTGATGGCATAGGCGATGTACTTGTCTGCCTTATTATCTATTCGTCTTTGCGTGGATTAAGTATTACTCGTTGTCTAGCTTCTGCTTACGATGAAATTAAAGACCGTAAAGGAACACTTATGCCTAATGGAACATTTGTAAAGGATACGCAATGAACCAAGATATGCACCCCTCAGGTCTAACCATGGAACGCTGGAACTTCCCATTCAAGACTGAGCGTGAACGTGAGTTGGTCAGACAGTATCTGAACCCTCAAGTCTTTGATGACTCTATCCCATTCTAGGAGTAACCATGACACACGATGACATCCTTTTGACCATCCTAGAATGTGGTGGGGTCCCCAACGGTTCCTACTACCTGGTGGATGACGATTGCTTCCGTAAGCTACATAAGAAGTTTGCTTCGTATCACCTAGAGCCAATCCAGAATGCAGAGCTTTGGAAGATGTGGGTGAACACCAGTAATCATGTGCAGTACGCTAGGGAAGTGGAGCGGTATCATGGAATTGAGTGAGAAACCTGTGACCGCTTTAGCTCCACTATGGTCTCTGGATATGTCCACGGCACCCCTAGGCCAGAAGCTCCTAGCTATGAACCCAGGTGGGGTAGCAGTCTTCGCTAGTTTGACCCCTAGTACCCTTAAACACTTTATTGCTTGGTGTGGATTGCCCAAGCTAACCCCAGATCAGAAGGAAGAAATATTTCATGTCCAGCGTAAATTTAGTTTGGTCAACCCCTAATGGGGAAGAGCTGGTTGCCTACATGGCTCGGGTATCCAACCCTGAGAACCAGAGCAACCCTGAGTCATCCAAGCTCATCCGTTATCTGATCAAGAATGCCCACTGGTCTCCCTTTGAGATGGTCAACGTCTGCATGGAGATCAACACTACCCGTGATATTGCTAGGCAGATCCTGAGACACCGCAGCTTCAGCTTCCAAGAGTTCTCCCAGAGATATGCTGAGGTTCAAGGCTTTGAAAAGGCTGAGGCTAGGCTTCAGGATATTAAGAACCGTCAGAACTCTTTGCCTAATACTAATGGTGCCTTGGATAAGTGGTGGCATGATCAACAGGAGTTCCTGATTGAACGAGCTAAGAAGACTTATGATCGAGCCTTGGAGTATGGTATTGCCAAGGAAGTAGCCCGTAAGGTATTACCTGAGGGATTGACCATGAGTAAAATGTATATGCAAGGTAGCCTTCGTAGCTGGATCCACTTTGTCCAGATCCGTTGTGATTCTGCGACACAGAAGGAACACCGTGAGGTAGCTATGCAGTGCTGTGATATACTTAAATCTTTATACCCCAATGTTATGGAGGCTCTAATTGAATGAAAGTGAATCAACATTCTTGTACCACGAACCCTGCCCATCCTGCGGATCTAAAGACAACCTTGGACGATATTCGGATGGTCACGCTCATTGCTTTGGGTGTAACTATTACGAACATGGCGATTCTGGTGTATCTATTGCTAGGAAACCAGTGAACCCTAACCTGACCGAGTATTACGAAGGTACCGTAGACCCTCTGGTAGCCCGAGGAATCACCGAAGAGACCTGTGGTAAGTTCGGGGTACGGGTAGGCTCCTACAGGGGTAAGAAGGTTCACCTGTACCCATACTACCGTGATAACCAAGTGGTAGCCTGTAAGGTACGGGACAAAGACAAGAACTTCTCCTTCATTGGGGACACATCCAACCCTCCCCTTTTCGGGATGAACCTCTGGTCATCTGGGAAGAAGATCATTGTGACCGAGGGTGAAATTGATGCTCTCACAGTGTCCCAGCTCCAAGGGAACAAGTGGCCTACCGTAAGTGTCCCTAATGGGGCTAATGGTGCCAAGAAGAGCCTCTCCAAGAACCTTGAGTTCTTCGATGGCTTTGATGAGGTCATCCTGATGTTTGATATGGATGAGCCTGGTCAGGCTGCGGTACGTTCTTGTGCTGAACTGTTTGCCCCAGGGAAGTGTAAGATTGCCTCCCTGCCTCTTAAGGATGCCAATGAATGCCTTTTGGCTGGTAAAGGGGATGCAGTCATTCAGGCTATCTGGAATGCTAAAGAGTACCGACCTGATGGCATTATCTCAGGGGTAGACCTATGGGAAGAGGTAACTAAAGATGATGCTGTATCTAATGTTGATTATCCTTGGATTGGCCTTAACCTCAAGACTGGTGGGCTACGTAGGGGAGAGCTGGTCACTGTTACTGCTGGCTCTGGTATTGGTAAGTCTGCAATTGTCAGGGAAATTGCCTACCATCTGATTTCACATGGTGAAACGGTAGGTATGCTAATGTTGGAAGAGAACCCCAAAAGGACAGCTTTAGGTCTCATGGGGATACAATTGAACAAGCCTGTGCATACCTCTAAGGAAGGGATACCAGAGGCAGATCTTAGGAGTGCTTTTGATGAAACAGTTGGCTCTGGTAGGTTATTCCTTTATAACCACTTTGGTAGCAGCGACATTGACAACCTTGTTGCTAAGGTTCGATTTCTCGCTAGGGGTTGCGGTTGCAATTGGATTATTCTCGACCACCTATCTATTGTCGTATCTGGTCTTGGGGATGGTGACGAAAGGCGGTTGATTGATAACTGTATGACCATCCTGAGAACTCTTGTAGAAGAGACTGGGATAGGTATGATCCTAGTATCACATCTTAAGAGACCTGATGGTAATAAAGGACACGAGGAAGGGGCATTGACATCCTTAAGTCAACTTAGAGGAAGTCATGCTATTGCTCAGTTGTCTGATATTGTGATAGGGTTAGAGAGAAATCAACAGAGCGACAATCCTAATCTAACTACTGTACGGGTATTAAAGAATAGGTTTAGTGGAGACACTGGAGTAGCAACACAGTTGAACTATAGTAGAGAAACTGGTAGACTAACGGAAGAGCCTGTGGAGGCTTCACCTTTTTAAAGGAATATTATGTGGACTATTAACTTTGGTTTTATTTATGGATTTATGGTAGGATTAGAGATCTTTGATCCTAATGATGGTATCCATGGGTTTGCTATTGATCTGGGTATCTTCAGGATCATGGTACTTAAGGAAGATGATGATGACCAAGGTAATTTGAGGTTTATATGAGAGTTCTTATAGCTTGTGAGTATAGCGGTACTGTTCGAGATGCTTTTAAAGCTAAAGGACATGATGCTATGAGTTGTGACCTACTACCTACAGATGCGCCAGGTAACCATTATCAAGGAGATGTCTTTGATATTATTAATGATGGTTGGGATCTAATGATTGCTCATCCACCATGTACATACTTATGTAGCTCAGGCCTTCATTGGAACAAAAGGACTTTAGGAAGACAAGAAAAGACAGATGAAGCATTAGAATTTGTTCGTAAGTTGTTAGAATCTCCTATTGAAAAGATTGCTCTTGAGAACCCTATAGGATGTATCTCTACAAAAATCAGAAAACCTAGTCAGACTATACAGCCTTGGCAGTTTGGTCATGATGCTAGTAAGGCTACCTGTTTATGGCTCAAGAACCTTCCATTACTTATACCAACAGAATTGATTTCCCCTCGGATTGTCAATGGTAAAAAAAGGTGGGGAAACCAGACTGATAGTGGACAAAACAAATTACCACCGTCAGAAGATCGTTGGAAAATTAGAAGTGAAACATATCGTGGGATTGCTAAAGCAATGGCAGAACAGTGGAGCTAATTCATTAACATAGCTAGTCGAGAGGGACATCAACATGGCACTAATATTTGATATCGAGACTAATGGTTTTCTTAGAGATATGTCTAAGATACACTGTATCGTCACTAAGGATACCGAGACAGGTAGAGTATCTCAGTATCGCTCAGGATTTCCTTATGAACTTGAGGAAGGCTTAGGTGATATAGAGTCAGGTAAGATTATCGTAGGACATAACATTATTAACTATGATATTCCTGCTCTACATAAGATATACCAAGGATTCAATCCTAGCAAGGATAAAGTAGTAGATACTTTGGTACTTTCTAGGTTAATCTTTAGTAACTTGAGAGATACCGATGGAGCTAACATTGAGTCTGGGTTACTCCCATCTAAACTATGGGGCAGCCATAGCCTTAAGGCTTGGGGATACAGGTTAGGTATTCTTAAAGGTGATCTAGGGGAATCTGAAGATAGGTTTGATGTCTTGACTCAGGAGATGCTAGATTACTGTACACAAGACGTAGAAGTGACTGAAGCTTTATATAAGATGCTTATGTCTAAGAAGTATTCTCAAGAAGCTATAGACATAGAGCATAAGGTAGCTTGGATCTGTTCTCAGATGGAGAGGAATGGGTGGCCTTTCGATAAAGATGGGGCTGTCAAGTTATACTCTGAGTTAGTCCAGAAGAGAGCCGAGATCCTCAAAGAAATGCAGGACACCTTTGAGCCTCTCGTGATTGACCGAGGGTTCTCTGAGAAGACTGGGAAGAAGCTCAAGGACAAGGTAGTTGAGTTCAACCCAGGCTCCCGTCAGCAGATTTCCCAGAGGCTAATCACGAAGTACGGATGGAAGCCCAAGGACTTTACACCTGCTGGTCAACCTCAGGTGGACGAGGTTATCTTAAAGGCTCTGCCGTATCCTGAGGCTCAGAAGCTCTCTGAGTACTTCCTAGTTGAGAAGCGGATTGGTCAGATTGCTGAGGGTGCTCAGGCATGGCTTAAATTAGAACGTAATGGAAAGATACATGGATCAATCAATACAAATGGAGCTGTCACTGGGAGAGCCACCCATAACTCCCCCAATCTGGCACAGGTGCCTGGTGTCAGGAGTCCTTACGGAGAACAATGCCGCAGCTTCTTTACGGTGCTGCCTGGATTCAAGCAGGTTGGTGCAGACCTGTCTGGTTTGGAACTGCGGTGTCTCGCCCACTTCATGGCAAGGTGGGATGGTGGAGAGTACGGAGATGAACTCCTCAATGGTGACATTCACACGAAGAATCAATTAGCCGCTGGGCTACCCACCCGAGATAACGCTAAGACCTTTATCTACGGGTTCCTGTACGGAGCTGGGGATGCCAAGATTGGTTCTATTGTCGGTAAGGGGGCTAAGGAAGGTAAGATCCTTAAGGAGAAGTTCCTGAGATCTACCCCCGCTCTAAAGAAGCTCAGGGAAGCCGTTATTAAGGCTTCTGAGCGTGGTTACGTCATCGGACTAGATAAGCGTCAGATTCCCATTAGAAGCTCCCATGCAGCCTTAAATAGCCTCCTACAGGGGGCAGGGGCTGTCATAGCTAAACAATGGATTATCGAGTGTTTTGCTGAGGCTGACCGTAGGGGTCTTAAGTGTGGCTGGGATGGTGACTTTGTATTGCTAGGTTTTATACATGATGAATTGCAATGGGCAGTCAGGGAAGGGCTAGAGGAAGACTTTGGAACTATGGTGACTCAGGCTGCTGTTACGGCAGGAGAACACTATAACTTTAAGTGCCCTATTGCAGCAGAGTATAAAGTAGGTAATAACTGGGCTGAGTGCCACTAAGGATCTTTATGAACTCTAATGTAGACAAGGTATTAATCAAGGCTTACCATGGGGGCTTTAGAATCCAGAGTAACTTTGCAAGAAAATATGCTACCGAGGTTGCCGCCTGTGCTTCCTTAGGTTTCATCACAACTAAACTTAAATCAACCACTTTCGGTACAACATGGTATATCACTAAACAAGGACTAGAGGCTTATAATGAATGCTACCAAGATTAACTTCGATATTGTTCACTACATTGACAGTGATGGTGAAGTCGTATTTGAGCTATATGTACCAGGGGTCACTGATCCACTATACAGCTCATCCGTATCCGTCTTCAGTATGATACAGGAACTAGTAGAGATCATGTCTTGGGACAAGGATCAGATTGAAAGCGGTACAGAAGAAGCTGAAGCAGCCTATGAATTAGTAGATGAACTTCAGGATTGCATTGATTACCTTAACGATCACATTGGAGATATAACAAATGACTAAGCCTAAAGTTACATATGCGGGAGTGCCTGAGTTCTATACCGTAGGTGAAGATGAAGGATGTAGAATTTATGTATTCGATCATCCTAGACTAGGTAATGGATGGGTTAGAACATCTAAAGTTATCAAGAAGAACCCTGATGGATCTTTTGAGACTTTAAATACCTTATACGAGCCTGTAAAGGATGTAGAATGATCCTATTAGTAGATGCAGACATTACAGCCTATAATGCTACAGCAGGGGCTGAAGAAGAAATCCAGTGGGATACAGACACATGGACTATCCACACCGATCTAGCACTAGCCAAAGAGAAGTTCAATCGTAATATTGAGAAGTACCGTGAGGAGCTTAAATGTGATGAATACAAACTCTGCTTTTCGGATTCTGAGAACTTTCGTAAACAGATCTATCCACAATACAAAGGCAATCGCAAGGGCCGAAAACCTGTGGGATATTCAGCACTCAAGCAATGGGCAATGGAGACTCACCCGAGCTTCTCTAAGCCAACCCTCGAAGCCGATGACTGCCTTGGAATCCTCGCAACAAAGCTAGGGCGAGACAAAGCTATCATGGTCTCTATGGACAAGGATCTCACTAGTATCCCTGGGAAGCTCTATAAGTTATCCCCAGATGGCACTGGAGTTCTCATGGACATCTCAGAAAAAGAAGCTGACCTCATGTTCCTGACCCAGTGTTTAACTGGGGATATTACTGATGGTTACCCAGGGTGTAGGAACATTGGACCAGCTAAAGCTACAGTACTCTTTAATAAGCATGGTGCGGTATGGAAGACTGTGGAGGATGCTTTCATTAAAGAAGGGTTTACACGAGAAGATGCTATCACTCAAGCTAGATGTGCTAGGATTCTCAGGAAAGAAGATTGGGATTTTGACAAAGGAGAAGTAAAGCTATGGACACCGTAAATAAAGTGTTGCAGGACTTAGATACAGAAGTTAAGGTTATCGTGCAAATTGCAGAGAACTCAGGGGCTACAGTAGCTCGAAACAAGGAAGGACAGATCGAGGACATCTTCTTTACTCCTTATGATCTCCTACGCTTTGCTGACTTCCTAATCACATCAACAGTAGAGAACTATAATGAAATTCAAGGTGCCTAGTCAGTTTGATCTAGCAGGACAGACCTTCAAGGTGTTAGTAAAGGAAGGTATGTCTAAAGGTGGTGCCCACGGTCAAACCCATTATGACATGGGAGAGATCTGGATTGACAATGGCCTAAAGCCTGAGGATCTCAAGGCCATCACTTTCTACCATGAGTTATTCCATGCTATCTTCAATACCTTAGGTAAAGATGACCTAAAGAATGATGAAGGCCTAGTAGATGCCATGGGTAATCTCATGTGGCAATTCCATAAAACAGTTCAATATTAAAGGATTATGATGCTTACACAATCTAAGACACTTGCAGAGATGCTTAAGGAATACCCAGTGTATGGGGCTACGAATAACCCTTGGGGTGCTGAAGATACCTTCTATGACCCTGTGGATCGTCCACAACACTATGTAGACGGCGGTATTGAGACCATTGATTACATTGAGGCTAAACTAGGTGTAGACGGTGCTTATGCCTTCTGCCTTGGAAATGTCCTTAAGTACATCTCTCGTGCAGGTAAGAAAGATGTGGGTAAGGAAGTGGAAGACCTTGAGAAGGCTCATTGGTATCTCAATAAAGCTATTGATTATGCCTCAATGTAAAGTATGTAAATCTAAAGTTGAACTCTGGAATTACACGGACTTTAATAAGACTTGTGGGAATCATCCTGACTTTAAATGGTTAGGCATCCCCATTGCTTATCACAAGTGTAATTCCTGTGGTCTTATCTTCACTAACTACTTCGATGACTGGAACAATGCCATGTTTGCTGAAGAAATCTATAATGATGATTACATCAAGGTAGATCCAGACTATGTGATACTTAGACCTGAAGGTAACGCTAGGTTTATCTCAGAACTGGTACCTAAGGATAAAACTATCATTGACTATGGCGGTGGTAATGGTAAGACCGCTGAGTTACTTAGGAACATGGGTTACAAAGCTACCTTCTGGGATGTCCATAGCGGTCTACAGAAGCCTGAAGATAAGTTTGATGTGGTAGTATCCATAGAGGTCTTTGAGCACACCACAGACCCTCTAAAGACGTTTAAAGAGGCATTGGAGTTCCTGAAGGATGATGGGGTGATGTACTTCACTACATTGACCAATAATGAGCTTAAGTACAGGGAGATGCACTGGTATCTGTCCCCCCGTAATGGTCATATCCTGATGCACTCTTATGAATCTTTGGATAAGCTAGGGGATATCTGTGGCGTAAAGATCACACATCTAAATAATAGCTTGCATAAGGCTACTTATTGAACTATAGTACTTACATCAATAGGGAGAGAACCATGAAACTTAATGACCTGATTAACAAGACCTTCAACACTATCTGGGGTAACTGTACCTACTGGAAGACAGTAGACGCTAACCTTAAGGAAGCTGTAGCAATCCTAAGTAATCCAGACATTAAGAAGATTGATACTCTTGCTATTGATGGTTACATCTCTAGTGTATCTAAGGTAGTTAAGCCATCCACAGTTAACCGTAAGCTGTCTAATCTCCACACTATCCTTAAGTATGCCCATGACCGTGACTTGATCGTTAAGTTACCTAAGTTTACATGGAAGAAAGAGGATAACGAAAGGATTAGATGGGTTACTCCTGAGGAAGAAGCTACACTATTATCTTTGTTATCTCCAGAGGTCTCTGCTTTCTGTGAAGTACTTATTCACACAGGTATGCGTAGGGGTGAGCTTCTGGGATTGAAGAAGGAAGACCTAGATGGTAGCTATGCTAGACTCTGGAAGACCAAGACTGGTAAGGCTAGATCTGTACCACTCTCAGATAGAGCCAAGGATCTCCTGAATCAGTACCTACCATTTACCACCACTCCTACTCAGATACAACAAGAGTGGACTAAGGCTAAGAAAGCTATGGGGTTAGAACATGATAACAACTTTGTATTACATACGCTTAGACACACTACCGCAAGTCGGTTACTTAATAGTAGTAATAACATTGCTATTGTCCAGCGTATGTTAGGTCATGCAAAAATAACCACCACGATGCGCTACGCTCACATATCTGACGAGCAGTTATTAGACGCTATTAAAAAAGTAGATACAAACCATGCCACTACCTGATAAAACTCTTTTGGATTCTTTATTTTTATATAAAGAAGCTGTACAAAACTTTAGGAATACACACCACGGAGTTTTTAGTAATCACGGATAAGTAAAAAAGGCTAGTCTAGGTTTCTCTTAAGTGAGATCCTTGGACTAGCCTTTTTTTACTTCATTACCTTCGTAGCTTTACTCTTGGATTTAACCATAGGAGTCATAGCAGCAGCCATAGCCTTAGGTTTACCTACAGTCATCCCCTTAGGGAGTGCCTTAGTAGGAGCCATAGACATCTTGACTGTATCTTTGGGTTTACCCTTTAGTTTCATAGTTATTTCTTCTTTCTCTTAGGTTTGACCATACCAGCTTCAGACATGGCGATAGCTACAGCTTGCTTACGGTTCTTGACTACAGGACCACCCTTACCAGAATGTAGATCCCCTGCCTTGAACTCGTGCATGACCTTACCTACTTTAGTTTTCTTTTGCATATCACTTACTCAATTCAAAGTGGGGACTATCGGATTCTCCAGCTTCCCTAGGGTTACCATCCTGATCCCAGTTAGCACCCCAGCGAATCTTAATACCTAGTTCCTTAGATGCTTGGAACATAGCCTCAGCCATCTGATCGAACCTCTTAAGGTCATTCCAATCTACAGGGTAAGGTACCATATCCACAGCATGACCATAGCCATCCGCATGGATACCATGGGTACCTGAGGTCTTAACCCAAGTCACCACAGGACCAGGCTTTGTCCTACCTTGTGCCCAAAGTTCATCCTGTCTGGCTTGGGATCTAACACCCTCGATAACAGTGAAGTCTACCTTGGATAATTCTAATGCCCTCTGGACTACCTTAACTAGATCTGGATGGACACCCTTAAGGTTATCCAGAGATCTCTTAGAAAATGTATAGGCCATTATAGTTTCCTCTGAGCATAGAACAGAGTACGGTCACCAAACAGGTAGAAGCCAACTGCTGAAGCAAAGTTAGAGACAGCAGGGGTAGAATCCCCAGTGACTTCCATGAATGCCCAAGTACCTAAGACTAACAAGGCTACCCCAGGTCTCATCAACCTGATCACAGCTTCTACCCAAGGATAGGAAGCATTACTACCACCAGCCTCATTCATAGCCTTGAACATCTCAAGGTCTACAGTCTTCATCTTGGTGTAATCATCCACGTTGGTTGGTCTGAAGCCATCTGGGGAGATGAACCGACCAATCAAGGATTTACCTAGATCTACCGCTAGTGGTCCTAGGGCAGCTAGGATTGTAATAGGATCCATATTAGACCCTCCTATAAGTGTTTAATAATCCAGTCCTTAAATAGAGATAGGAAGATCCCAACACCTGAGGCAATAAAAGCTACACCCCCGAGAAACCCTTTATACCTGAGTAACTCGGAGTGTATACTATTAACCCCTGTTAAGATCTTATCTTGTTCATCCTTAAGGGTCTTAACCTCAGACTCTAGGACTGCTATACGCTCTACAACTTCCTGTCTCCTCTCTATATTATCCCAAGGGTCACGATTAGACATTTACAGGTGTCTCCTCAATTACTGGAGCTACATAGTTAGGATCATGAGGCCACTGGATGGCTGGAAGAGCCTCCAGGTCAGCTACAGAGGCACAGGCTGTCACCGCTTCAATAGCGAGGTTAGCCGTGTCCCTGATAGACTGACGGAAGGAAGCCCAAGGAGCACTAAGGGGGATTCCCTGCTCATAAGCCCTAGTCACCTTCCAATCTGATGGCTGGAGGAGACTGTAGGCTGTCTGATTGATGCCATCCACAGCTCTCTTCAGACACATAGCGAGGTCTTTAGGTGTGTTGATGTAGGTAAGGGTTGAGCCTACGACTGCTTCAGATACATCATAATAGTAATCGTTAGCTCGTTCATTCACAGCTTGTACAGGTTCAATACCGATCCTGGCTTTATCCTCTGCTGTTGCAAACTGAAGCCAGTTAGAAGGGTACTGAACGTCATTAAAGGTGAACGGAGAACCCTCACTGACATACTGACCATCAGGTAGATAATGGCGCATTATGGATTTCCTTGTGCATTAGCATACTTGAGGACTGCGCCTACAGTAGATACTGAATAGGTGTTAGTTCCCGATGCGTTATATGATGATGATGATGTACGTAGCTTAAAGCCATAGGCTGTCTTGTCTACATGAGTTGCAAATGTAACTGTGTTGCCGTTGATAGTCATAGCTGTGGGCACACCATTGAGATATACAGAAGGACCATCAGAACTAACGTTTCCGGTAAACGACCCGCTAGTTGTCACGGTTCCTGCTGGCAAGTTGTATGTGTTGAGTGCTACGAACCCAGTTGGGGGTGTGTAGGCGAATGGCTGCTGTCCAAAATTTGCCGAGCATCCGCTAGTTGCTGTTGTTCCACTCGCAAAAAACCATGTATCAGACGGTATGGTTACATTAATTGTTGCGCCGGATGCAGCTACTCCTGGATTTGCTCCGGTTGCTGGATTGCCGCTGTTAACCCAAGTACCATTTACGCCCCACCAAATTTTCCCATTTGTGGCGTCGTATGCAATCATAATTATTGCATTTGATGGAAACGCAGAGCCGTATGCATATCCAGTTCCGTTGTAATACAGATTTCCGTTGGAAGATAAAAATCCAAATCCGTTTGTGTCGCTTCCAACATAATTTGTTTTTGATAAATTGGCATTTGCAATGCCTACGTTCATATTTGTTACGCCAGAAGTCCAAGTAAATTCTGCATAATATTTACCTGAAGAAACACCTATTGATGACAATATTGGCGAAATGGTTGATGTATTTGAAAACAACAAATTACCATTTGTCACACTTTGATTTGTTGGATTAAACAAAGGATTCCAAACAGCATAATTCGCTACCGTCTCGCTTGTAAGCGTAGGCACATCAGTCATGGAATCATACGTCACACCCGCAGTCAGGCTGATGTTATTGACTGTCCATGTGTTGCCGTTACCAGACTTGTCCGTACCAAGCGCAGCGACAGAGGACGTGTCCTCAAAGTCAAGATAAAACCCGTTTGTGCCGTATGTGCCTGTGTAGGCTTTAGGTTGCCATACGCCTGTTGTGCCGTTGGTTGAGCCGAAAGAAGTTTGTGTAAGTTGCTGGCCAACTACATAATTTACTTCCGTTATGTAACCGTCAAGATAGTTTGAATTTAAATATGTCCCAAATCTATGTGCAATTCCAGATTGATTTATGCCAAAAGATTGCCCTTGCGGAATTGGGTTTCCAAAATCTGTTGGGGTAAAAGTTTGTGCAACCCCATTTACATATAACTTTGCCCGATTTACTGATAATGTTTGGTTAGTATCAACAGCCAAAATTACATGATACCAAGCTGATGGGTCACGGAAAACTGCCGAAGTTGCCCAGATTGTATTCCAACCACTAGGTGTATAGTAAAGTTGAAACGATAAGGTATCACCAGCATCAAATTTAAAAGCTACTGCACCACTTGGTTGATCTGCTTCAAAGATTCCTTGTGCAACACCAAGTTTTCCTCTTTTAACCCAACCACTCCATGTATATGTTGTTCCACTACTAGAAACACTCGGAGTCCGATTCAAATACGCACTCGCACTCGCACGAAACCGCAGGGAGCGAGTGAGGTTATAACCTGTATCCCCAGCACCCAGAAGTAAACTACCAGTACCTAAGGTCATTTAGAGTCCCCCAATAGCTTATAAGTAATCCGAGTGCTGGACTCCACGATATACGCTAGGACATCCACAGCACTGTTGGTAGCTGTCACAGTAGCAGCAGCCCCACCTGGGGTCTTCCAGTAGCTACCAAAGGCCATTGTCTTAGGTGAGCTTGCGTGTTGGGTGAATGTGATTGTTCCCTGCTGTCCAGCTACCATGTTCGTAGGGTTAGCTAGAGTCGTGTTCTCGGTAAACGTATGGGTGAAGTTATTAGCTAGTGAGAAGTCCACAGCAATAGAAGCTGAGGTACTAGTAAGAGCTACTGGAGTACCACTCTGGGCTTTAGTAAATGCTTGGACAACATTAGTCTTAGCTGTGGCTGCATCGTAAGCCTGTACATTGGTACCAATGGCTACACCAAGGTTAGCCCTAGCAGTTGCTGTGTTCGCTAGACCACTTAGGTTATCCGCTTTAGCTAAGAAGTTATCTATATTAACCAAGGCTGCACTAGCGGCTGCCTCGGATGCTTTAGTTGTTGCTATATCAGCTTGGGTAGTAGCAATACCAGCCTGAGTGGTTGCTGTAGTAGCTGCTGTAGATGCTGTAGATGCCGAGGTAGCTGCCTCACCAGCTTTAGTAGTAGCTGTGGTTGCTGCTGTAGAAGCTGTAGATGCACTAGAGCTTGCTTCACTTGCTTTAGTAGTAGCTGTGGTTGCTGCTGTAGAAGCTGTAGATGCACTAGAAGCAGCACTGGAAGCACTTGTGCTTGCCTCACCAGCTTTAGTAGTAGCTGTAGTAGCCGCTGTAGAAGCTGTAGATGCACTTGAGGAAGCCTCGGATGCTTTAGTTGTTGCTATATCAGCTTGGGTAGTAGCAATACCAGCTTGGGTAGAGGCTGTGGATGCCGCAGTGGTAGCTGTTGCTGAAGCTGTGTTAGCCTCTCCGATAGCGGTATTAGCCTGAGCAAGAGCAGTATTAGCTGCATCAAGAGAAGCCGCTGCGTCAGCACTGAGACCAGCTACGTTAGCCTCAGCTAAGGAAGCATTAGAAGATGCTGTGGATGCTGTAGCGGCACTAGCTGAAGCTGCGGCTTCTGAGGTTGTAGCGGCTTGAACTTTAGCATTAAGAGAGTCAATCAAGGCATCTACGGTATTAGCCTCAGCAGAGGGTGTATCCCCATAGAAAAAACTATTAGTCATTTTATAATCCTCTTAATATGATGCTTGAGTAGGCTGTACTGCCAACGAAGTTTGATCCCATTCAACCATACGACTTTGTTCTTCTAGTTCAGCGTAGATGGTCTTGTAGCGTTCTTCAAATACTTGTTTACGATCATCAACAAAATGATCGGCAGCAAAGGTAAGGGCTGCATAAATAAGGAGGTCAGGAGCAACTACAGTCAGAGCATTCTCTGTATCATCTGTAGTGAGTGGATCAAACTGACCATAATAGATCATGCTCATCTCAGTACCAACTGGAGGACGAGGCTTGACCAAAAGACCACCCCTAGCCCTTGTGTATACTTCAGGCAACCCTGTGAAGTCTGGTAAAGAAATAAAGGTACCAAAGTCCCTGAATTCAATTAGAGTCTGTCCTGCCCACAGGTATTTCATTGAGAGAAAGTCTTGTGGGATAGTGATAAGGTTATCCCCTGCATCATTGGATACGATGTCTTGCTGTCGTTCCATAGGGGCAATCCGAAGTGTTCTCTGGATACGACTAAGAGCCAGATCAATGAACGAGTCTGCGGTAGAATCTGAACAATCATTACGGTTCAAAAGGTTTAGGACTTCTGTCCTGATCTGTGCTTTATTCATTAGAGTGCCTTATCTGATGTGAGGAAGTGATCCAGACCTTCCATCTTAAGTTTAGCTACGATGTTCTTGATAGACTCATTATGGAAATCGTAGCCTTCACGGATCCATTTATCTACAATCACTGTAGGGATAGAGGCTACACGGACATAATCATTAGATCTACGATTTTTAGATTCAAAGCGTTCTTCTTTGAGTTTATCTAGGAATCGCTGAGGGATCTCTTGGGCTGTCTGGATAACCAAACCCTCAGAGTTCTCATTAAATGCTACGGACGAATCAATTAGTTTTGTCATGGTTCTAGGTATAAAAAAGGTGACTTAGGGAGAGAGGTCTAAGCCACCTGTAAAATAGGTATCACCCTTGTATGCTCAATGGACTGCAAAGCGTCACATCTCTCATGGCAAGCCCACCTGAGTCCTCCGTTATGTGTCCAACAACACCACGTACATGGATAGTCAGTTCGGTCAGGTGATACAGGGATGATATAAGGCATTGCCACACCAAAGACAAACTCTGGTTTGACGTGGGCACACACTACTACAACCTCTTTTCTCAAGAGTGCTGATAGGTGAGCAATGCTGCTATCGTTAGCTACGATCTTAGTAGCATAATGAATTAAGTTAAGGACATCTTCTGGACTAGCACCAGAGATCTGTTGAACTCTAGGTAAGTAGTCAAACATCTTATGTAGTATGGGTGCTTCCTTTTCGGAACACACAGCTATAACCTCTAAGTTCTTACTCAGTAGGTCTTCAGCCAAAAGTTGCCACTGTAGATCTTCCCATGCCCTGGTCATACCAGCGGAGAATGGAGCAATGAGTACATAGGGCTTAATATTTGTATTAGGTTTAGTAGCACCTAGGATTACCTCAGGCAATGCTGGGTCAGTCTTAGGTATTCCATAGTAATCTGAGGTATTCTGAGCATACCAATCGGCTCTTGACTTACAGGTGCCTTCATAGGCAGCTACAAGCTCTTCATCGTATCTCCAGTAGACGCTAAAGTCACACTCTTGATCTCTCTCTATCTTAAGGTTTGGGTGTTGTACCCTTGCCAGCCATTTATTATATTTAGTGTAAAATACGACCTCATGCCCAGCGTTAGCTAGACCACAGGCTGTATATACGGCTGTTACATGGTCCCCTATACCTGTTGTTGTGGCACAGAGTTCTATTTTCATTTTAGATAATATAAATAATAAAGGGAGGGAACCTAAGTCCCCTACCCTCTAAATTAGACTAGATCAAGCACCAGTCGGGATCGTGCTGTTGGTACCTGACAGGCCAGTAATACGGCCAGTACCTTTGTAGTTCTTGTGCTTCAGTGAGAACTCACCAACGATCAAGTGACGGTCATGGTCACCAGTCTTAGCGAGAAGCTCACGAGTCCAAGGACGCAGGGTAACCAGCGACCACATTGCTGGATCCATCAGGAGGGCTTCAGTAGCCTTCAGGAAGCGGTTAAGAACCACACGCTGCTCACCGAATGGAGACACGTACAGATCAACCACGTTAACAACCGTAGTGCCTGTGGCGAAGTCACGGTTACGACCCGAGGATGCAGCAAAGCCAGCAACAATCAGCGAGTCAGCAGGTTTGATCATGATGTACTTGGCTTCTGAGCCAGCTTCGTACATCTTCTGATTAACCGACAGGACTGCTGCTTCGTCAATAGCGGCACCAGACTTGTCAACGGTAACGTCAGCATGAATCACAGCATCGCTGTTCACATCAGTACCGAAAGCGTTAGCAAAGCGGCGAGCTTGCGAACCGTCAGCACCAGCAGCAGCGTTCTGAGCCTTACCAACCAAGTGGTACTCAAGCTCTCGCTTCAGCTCGTCTGCCTTCTTTGACAGTTGGTATGCCGTTTCCTTAGCACGCCCATAGGTGCTAACGACATCAGCGGTAGCCGAGACGTTAACAGTCTTTTGCATGATCTGGGTGTAGTTAGAGCGCATGACCGTAGCAGCCATCGTGCTATCAGCAGCGGTGAAGCCTTCGATCTGTGCGTTATCAGCCACACCTGCCAGTGCATCTTCCTGCCACTGGAACAGACGGTTAGAGACACGCTCAGTCTTGATTAGCGACTGGAATGGAGTCTTAGTTGGGCTGATATTGCTGACGACATCCGAGATATCCTCTTTGATACCGACCTGATCATACGTCTTGAAAAATGTTGAACTCATTTTGTACTTCCTTTCTGAAAAGTTGGATTATTTACTTGTTGTCTGCCCATCGGCTTAAGAAGAGATCTGCTGCATCATCAAGATCTCCTGTACTCCGAAAGCGTTTCTCAGCATTGATTTTCTTCTGAGATTCTCCGTCCTTAGGAGAAGTCATAGCCGTGGTCTTCATGACCTTCTTTGGTTGGGCTACCTTCTTTTTAGTGACGATCTTCTTGCTTTCATCGTACATACGAGCCTTATGTATCAGTTCAATTGCTACTGGGTCTACCAGATTGTTTACGACCTCAGATGGCATTCCTGTACTGATTGCATATTCCCTAATAGAATCGTAGAGGGTGTTATTCCAATTAGGGATCTTCTCTTTTAATACCTTGACAGATTCCTGAGCAGCTTCTTTCAATTTAGCTTGTTGCGTCTCTTGCGTTTGCTTAATGAAATTGTTAGCTTCCTCAGTAATGAACCTAAAGTCTTCATAGGCTGCTGTAGCTTCCTGACGTAATGCCTGGAATGCCTCTGTGTCTAGCTGCTTACTGGCAACGAGCATATCAATCTCAGAGTAAGGTTTCCACCGCTCTGCTGCTTTGTTATACATCTTGTCCAGAATAGCCGCTGTCTTCATGGCTTCCTGCTCTACTTCTTTGCGCTTCTCAGCGACCTGTTGTGACTTCTTGGTTAGAGCTGCTTCTTGTCCATAGAGCCGCTTAAGATCCTTGACGGGTACTTTAAGTTCTTTATCGTCTACCTTGACTGTAACTACGGCATCATCATCCAGAGTCTTCTTGGTTTTTGGCTGATCTTCAGCTTCCTCACCATCATCCTCAGATTCTTCTTCCTCGTCAGTCTCGGTATCCTCTTCAAGATCCGTGTCTGCATCTTCAGTGTCTGTGTCTTCCGCAACTTCGCTGTCTTCACCTTCCTGCTCTTGGTCAGTGTCAGCATTCTCTTCATCAGAGGGTTGGGATGAATCGTCTTCACGATTGTCCTCTGCTTCCCATCCTTTCAGAAAAGTCTCAGCAGCATCTTCAGTATCGTAGTGCAGGGCTGCCTTGACTTGTACATCTTCAGCCACGCCTTTGTTGGTAGTGGTGTTCATATTTGTTTAATCCTCTACTGATTGATCGTTATTAGCGATAATCGTTTCTTTAACGGTTACCCAAGAATTGAGTAAATCCTTTACTTGTTGAACAGAACTTGCTTGATAGTAAGCCGCTTGTCTAGTCTTATCGTCATCATAGCGTGATGTTAGAAAAGCCTTTACACAAAAGTCTTCAATATCCTTCAAAGCCTGTAGGAATACTGCATTATTCAATAACTCTTCAGCACGAGAACCTCGGCTTACTAGAGCTTCATCATTCATGTCTTGCACTGCTCTCTCCTTGTACTACTGGTTAATTAGGACTGATAATAGGCTTGACGTTCTCTACTGGAGCGTTCTTAGCAATATTAAGTTCTTCCACAGCGATAGCTGCTTTAGAGGTAGTCTCGAATTCCTTACGATCAGCTTCTTGTTGCTTAATCATCTTCTCGAATTCAAACTTCATACGATCCATTTCTATCTTCATGGCTTCTAGTTCAGCATTAGCTGTGTGCTTCTGCTGTTGTGCAGAGGCAATAACCTCTTGGGTTGCCACTTGACGCTCTTGAAGTTCCATCTGCTTCATAGCCATGGGATCTGGCTGTGGAGGCGGAATCTGATCTGGAGGTGTAATGTAATTGTTAATGTCCTTGATGCCATTCAGCTTAAGGATGTTACTAATCACATGGTACTTGTTTTGAGCAGAATACATTGGACCCATTGTAGGATCCATAGTCATCATTTGATGATATGCAACCTGCTTCTGGGCCTCGGCTTCCTTTTCACCATAACCCAGTCGGAGTTCCACTGTGACATCTGTACGGTCTGACCATTCTGACGGATTGACACGGACAAAGTTACCAGCCAAGCGAACCATCTTCTCTTGCTTCTCGTTGGTGATGGCAAGGCGGTACACTTCTAGGTACAGTTCTTTCACAAACTGGTAAGCAAAGTTACGGGCCATGATCTTCTCTCGCTGTTGCGAAAGGCTGACCAAGTTCTCAACCATTGCCTGAGAGTTTTGCTTAGATACTGCATCCTTGTTCATCCCTTGGGACAACTTGGATACACCTGTAGCTTCTTCTTTGTCCTCATCCAGCAGTTGGATAGTCTGGAACACAAACGGGTTAAGACCAGGCTGAGGAAGTGGTGCAATACCATCAGGTCGGGTTACATTGACCAAACCACCAATGCGGTTCTCAATGAGTTCCTTGGGATTCGTCAGGGCACCCTTGACTACCATGAATCGTGGGTTGTTGGTAATCAGTGTGTGATCCAGAATACCACGGACTAGAGTAGTTCTAGCGTTCTGAGTCGGAATAGCTTTGGAAGCATAGTTGGATCCATAGAAGCTATGAGGGATTGGTAGTGGGACATAAGCTACAAAAGGCTTACGCTCACATCTTTCGTAGTCTAAAACGGTATTACCACACTTGGTAATCTTCCACAGCTTAGTCTCACCCTCTCCTTCCATGTCTAGGTACATATAGCACTCATAGACAACTACTTCTCTGGATTGTTCTTGGATCTCACCGTTGAGGTTAAGGCGGTCTGCACCAATCTGTTCAAACCGAGCGAGTACCTCAGGATTCGTTGTTAATTCTTCGTCATCCGCAGCACCAATCTCTGACACCAATTTCTTATCAAAGCCCATCTCTAGCAATTCAGAGATAGTCTTCTTAGTCCTGTGGGCAACAAAAGGAGCGTCTTGGATACTCTTGGCCTGAGGTGTAATCAGGAATTCCTCAGGTGGGATGGTATCAATATCAATCTTACTCTTGTCTACTTTACGCTTCAGCGAGCCATTGAATAGACCTGTGTCCTCATCCATCTCTACCTGAATATCGGAGATGTCTGGACTCATGGAGAGCATATCTACTTCTTCCATGGAGAGGTTATTGAATTCCTCTTCCGAAGTAGATACCTCTTGTTCCCAGTAGACCTTAGCTACACCCACACGGGCGGTAAGACCATCTTGGATCACATCAGAGAATATCTTGTATCCATTGTTCTTACGGAAGATAACATAGTCACAATACTCCGTAGCAATACGGGCTGTCTCTACGTCCTCTTCAGTCTGTGGGGCAAAGTCTACAATTTTATTACCTGATGCGAATGTCTCTAACAGTACAGCCTTGAGAGACTCTACAGCATCATAGACATCCATAGAGATGTACTTGGAATTCCCAGCATGGAGAGGCTTAGGTAGAATCCCATTGTAGTAGTCTAGTACATCCTTTCGTTCCTTACTTAGCTTGCTATCATAGTAACCTACAGAGGTCTCAATAGCCATATCTACTAGTGTCGGAAGCTCGTCTACTGTTGCCTTGTCATAAGTTGATTCAGCCATTAAATTACCTCTAAATAATAATCATCAGTTACTTCAATAGGAGTGAAGCGTCCCTCGTGAATGTGATTCGCTAGTGCTAGAGACATCACGCAGTCATCAAAGCAACCATTCTCTGCCTCCATAGCACCATTCTCATTAACAATATATGTCATAAGTTCACGAATTGTGACCTTGTCATTTAGTTCTACTTCACCCTGTCTTAGAGAAGCTCTTAGCTGATCTATGATCAAAGGTTTAGTCTTTACGTTAGTATGAAAACCTAACTTAATTGTTTCCTTATCTGATAGCTTGTCATAGACAACCTCAGTATAGAAGTTAGGATAAGCATAGTCTTTACCAAGTCTTGTACAAGTCAGAATACCGTGGTTGTTATTCTCCACGACAATCTTGGCTGTGTTATAGAAATAACCTAAGGCAGCGAGGACTTCTGCAAAGTAATCAGGGTGTACCTGAGACCTATAGATAGCCACCTGTCTCTTACGAGAGTCAAGCACTTGTGCTACAGACCAGTCGCCACCTCGGACACCCATAGACACGTCAGCACCAATGTAGTAAGTCTCACCTGGCTGATGGAGTCTATAGACCAGAAGTTCACCTCTAGGGTTCTCCATCCAGTCCCCTTCTTCCAAAGCTAATCGCTGGACTAACTCAGGTGTCTCCTCGATTCTCTTGTTCAGTACACTAGTGTTAAACACAGGTCTACCTGAGGTCAAGAAGGCTTCATCAGCGGTACTTGGGTATTCCTGCTGGAATAACTCTAGTCCGTTCTGGGCAATCTTACGTCTACGCCAGAACAACTGCTCATCATCTAGTCCGAACTTCTTAACTAGATCTTCTTCATCAGGGGTTCTCTTGAATTTCTTAGGTACTGGCTCACGGTATTCAGGCTGGATGAACCAAGGGAGGAACACAGGGATATAACCATTAGTTCCTTCCACAGCACCCTTCCACATCTCATAGAAAGACCCTGAGACACCATTAGCTGTACTTTCGATAAAGACAGCAGTGCCTCTGGTGCTTGGGATAGCCTGTAGGATAGCGTTAAGGTTATCCTTGGCTGTAGAGTTAGCCCAGAATGCAAGTTCAGATAGATGAGCCTGTGTGAAGGTTTCCCCTCGGGCAATACCATCACCACCAGCGGTAGCGACTACATAAGAACTATCAAGAATGTCAAATTGTAATTCTTTTCTTGAGGAATACTTGGAATGAGGCTTGAGGATTTCAGGGGTATTCTCGTAATACCGTTTGGTCATATCAAACAGAGCACGAGTGGAGTCTGAGTGGTGGGTAACCACTAGACCTTTCTGAGCTTTATGTTGAGAGATATACCAATACAACCACCCACCGACCAAAGTAGAGAGACCCATCTGACGGGCTTTAAGGATCACAACACGAACCTTACCCTCACTCTCAATCTGCTTCTGAACGGCATTTAAAAGCTGTTCTTGGGCTACATTAAGAGTAAATGGTTTAACCTCACCTTCTTTAGTGCGGATGCGTAGGGCGTGTTTCGCATAAAATTGAAAATCCTCATAAAGCCTTTTACGGGTCTCTACTAAGGCTTGTGTCATTTCTCAATCTGTTCCAGTTCTTCGGCTGTAATGATAGAGTTCAAGAAGTCTTCAGCACGTTTCACGCTAACCTCGGACTGAGCGACAGGTTTACTCAGTGTCCACTCAAGGACAGTACGGGCAGCAGAGAGTTTGTCTTTTGGACTAATCTCTTGCATACGCATGATCTCTACGGCTACTTCAATAGATTCTTTAGCGAACTCTGCTTTGGGGATTTCGTATCCTTTTGCTTCCATGATCTTAACTATTTCCTTTGCTTCAGCCTTGGCCTTAGCCTTATGTTTGTTACGGACTGACTTAGTAAATCCATCATAGGATCCACGAGGTCTACCAACCTTAACACCTGCGGCAAACCGTTTGTCTGTCCACAGTTTCCATAAGGCTCTACCTTCTTCGGTTAGTTGCATCCTTTTAAAGAGGTTTTTTTCTGGATCGTTCCTTGCGTTTCCCGCTACTGGGATCCGCTTCTTCCGTTGTTTCCTCTGTTTTACTTCTGGTGTTTCTTCCATCATTATTTCCTATGTCCGTTAAACGGCTCTGCATGGCTAAGATAATAGCGTTTAGAGTTGATTTGCTGGACTGACACAGCATTTCTGGGGGGAGTGCCCGTAGCATCTCCTCACCCATACTTTGCTTTTCATTATTGGTAAACTGAGGGTCTTCAATCATGTCTTTGAAGATACCCCATTGTTTAAATAGATCGTATGAGTTCATTGGTTACTTCTTAAAAGGGGCCTGGTTTAAACCAATCAGGAACTCCACCAGGAAAAATAGCTTTTAAAGATGCTTCGTTTTCACGCTTTAATCTTTCTTGTACATCCTCTGGGAGAGTCTGTGATGTTTCCTTGGTAGCTTTAGTTAAGGCAGGTGGTTCTTTAATATCCACTTTCTCACCCTTAGGTTCTGCTTTAGGCTTCTGAGCTTTAGTGGTTGTAGTGAGAGCACCCTCAGCCACGTTAGCGGTCTTAGCTGCCCCTTTTGTGAATGGGGCTAAAACACCCTGTTCACGAAGCATTAGTAACCTATCAGAGATATGTAGCAGCATCTCGCTTTGAGGGATGTTTTTATTATCCTTCAAAAGCTCAATATAAGGTTTTAAGTAAGGTTCTTGTTCAGCAATAATGTCTAAGCCTTTTCTGGCCTCCGCTGCGTTCTTGACTCGACCATAGTATTGAAGCGTAGCTAATGATCCACCGCCAATTCGATTTTGAGGCATTAGCCTTGGTGCAGGTTCAATACCAAAGTTCTTAATATTACTTTGTCTTAATTGTTCAGCAGCGTTAATTATTGCATCTCTTTCAGTTTTAGAAGCGAGTGTTTTTGCAGCTGCGTCAGCTTGTGCTTTTTGCGCTAACTCTTGAAGAGTTCCAAGACCCTTAGTAGCTTCAGATGTACCATATTTATTAAGTACATAAGGTGCCACATCACCTAACTGATCAATAATATTTTGACCAACTTCAGTTCTTGTCATTTTACCAGTTACTTTTTTAGCTAACGGGTCTGCTATTAGTTTTGATAATGTACCACCAGCAACTGCCCCTGGCAACCCGCCGACATATCCACCGATAGCAGGTGGTACTGCGTTTATCCCAGCCCTTATCAGTGTTGACATTGCTGTAGGGTTTTGAAGCATCTGCTCAGTCATGGACTCAGCACGTTGGGCACGAGCGATGACAGCGGCAACTTCAGGACCACCAGTAATAGTTTTAAGACGATCCAAAGAGTCTTGTGAAATACCAGTGCCTTTATTTACAGCCTGTAATAATTCTTTTTTACCTTGGAAATCTTTAGGTAAATTATTGATAGCTGTTTTAGCTTCGTCTAAAAACCCACCAATAACTCGTTGGTTCATGGCTTTAGGTGTTAACGGCTTAAGAGCACCTTCTACAATTCTAGCTGGGTTGTTAAACTCTCTAACCATTGCATTAGCAATTTCAGCATTAAGAACTGCGTCTGCTTCTGAACCAGCTTTCTCTACAAACTTACCAACCCTTTGACGTAGTGTAGGTGATAAGATACCGCCTAATACACCACCAGCCAATGCACCATACCCAGCCTCTGGTAAAGCATCTTGCGTTCTTTCACTCCAGTTAAGTCCCTCAGAACTTCCTGTACCATAGAGGAATCCCTGAGCACCCCCAGTACCTGCACCAACCAAAGCACGACCTCCTCTACCTAATGCCGCAGGTGCCTGAATTGCTATGTTTGTTGGTAACAAAGAACCACCTACCTGACCCACCAACCGTGGAAGGCCACCTTGAGTATCAATAGCACGTTCTCTATTTAGTAAACTTTGGTAGCTCTGTGGCTTTTCTGGAACTAAGGGAACAGGTGCTTTGTTACTTCCAAAAGGTGCACCAACCGTTGGATTAAGCCCTGTCTTTTCTCCAGCCAGAGCAGCTAGCTCATCAGCATATCCAAAGGTTGCAGCGTCAGCAACACCCCTAACAAAAGGATCGACAGCATTGGCTAATGTCATCCCAAGAGAATCTTCAGGCATAACTTGTTTACCACCAGCAATACCTTTTCTTCGTGTAGTCAATACAGCACCACCCTGTGTTTCAACAGGAGTCGTGAAGCTACTTGTGGTTCCTGCGTACATCGGAGCTGGTTGGCTAGTAGGAGGGATACCACCCATATCACGCTCAGAAGGCTCTGGAGGCTGTCCGTCTTGCTGAGGAGTACCTAAGGTAGCTTCAGCTCCCACGGCTGGCTCTTGAGCAGCTTGCGGAGTTACAGCACCAGCACCTATGATACGATCTCTGGTGGCCTTGATTCGTTCTACAGCGTCTGGTCTTCCTGCTTCAGTGGCCTTCTGAATAGCAGACTCGTATCGTGCATTCAGCAAGTTGCCAATACGCTCAACCGAAGCTGTAGCACCTGCGGCCTTAGCTTTCTCATACGCCCTTTGAATGTCCTCGATGCTACGCTCAGGAACCGCTGACGGGCTTTCGTTATTTAAAGCACTCATTACAAATTCCCTTGATTGACGTGGCTGTTTATAAGGACTAGTGGGAAGACCTGCCCAGATCGTTCCTGTCTTATTCAGTGCTGGCTCCCACTCTCCTTTAAGGATGTGTGGCAGTGCTCCAGTTTCCTTAAGGATATTAATGGCAGCTAGGTCTTGATTTATAGGGCTAAAATTTGTTAGATTTAACTTTTTAGCTTGATCATCCCAAGTAGACTCAAGGAATTGATAGCGACCAGCCGCTGATGTACGATTATTCACTCCGTCTGTCTGAGTGAATGGCATTGTCTGTCTTGGGTGGTCACTAAGGGAAGGTAAGCGGCCTCCACCGAACATGGTATTATAGCCATGTGTGTTTGTACCTTCAGCTAATGCAATCATATCCAAATAACGGCGTACATTGGGATTCTGAAGCAAATCTGAGGGTGTATAATCTTGAGGGGAGGCCATTGCTTATCCTTTAATCAAAAAACGATGCGTCATCCGCATTACCAGTAGGGCTGTAGGCCGGCTTAGGGGCAGCTTTAGTGCTGGGTGGAACTGTGGATGTACCAGGGGCACCACCAGCACCTCGTCTTGCTTGGTTTTCTTGAACCTTTTTAGCTGCGGCAATCCTACGATTTTCTTCAGCAGCCATGCGCTTCTTAAACTCTTGTACATATCGGAGTTTACGGTCAATTGGATCATCTTGTTTAGGCTGCATGGCTTCAAGATAACGTCTATCACCGTCAGACAAAGCACCTTTCATAAACTGCGCTTGCTCTAGCACACTCTTACCGAGGAACTCATTAAGATCTCGCCTTACGCTATAGTCTTTGGTTCCAAAAATCCTACCATAAGTCTGATCAATCGCATTAGCTACTACAGGCATTTCACGACCAGCGATAACATCTAAACCACCTTTAAGGGCGGTCTCAATATTATCTAATCGAGCCATACCTTCTTGAACAGTCGGATTAAATGTGGCACTAGCGTTAGGACCTCCAGCTTCTTCTAAAAGACCTTTGTAGTCAATCAGTTCTGCCTGTCTTGCTCCAGAAGCCTGTGAACCAACAACAATGCGGTTAAGAGCGGCCTCAGCCTTCATCTTTTCCTTGTCCATAATGAACTTTTCTACATCTTTGTTCTGGACAATCTGTACAGTTCCATCTGGAAAGCTGATCTGACTAAAGGCACCGTCAGCCAAGGGTGTTACCTTGGGACGATTAGCGACCAAGCTGGTGTCGTAAGCCTTGTTAAATCCTTGGAGACCTGCGGCTAATCCTTCGCTAAGACTAGGGGCAGCCAAAAGACCAGCCCCAGCAGACATCAGACCTGCGTTAAGTGCCCTGTCTCTAGCCATGTTTTCACCAGACTGGAGAGCAGGATTCATCTGAGATTGATTAAGTACACCTGGGGCATACATATTAGGGTCTAGCATCCCTAAACCAGTAGTTGGTGTCATTGTCCATTACCTCCCATAAATCCACCTAAGTCTTGGTTACCATACGCCAATCCAGAACCAAAACCAGAGCTACCTAAGGGCGTCTGTGAAAACTTTGATTGCAATAGTGATCCTAGATTACCGCCACCACCAAGTCCTAAGCTACCAGCAAGACCTAAGCCACCCAAAGCACCACCAAAGGCACCCTGTAAACCACCCATCCAACCACCACCTGTAGAAGGAGCTTCAGATGTACCTTGGGTAGTCCCAGTGCTTACAGTGTTTCTACCAAAGTCTTTACCTGCGATATTCATGTACTGACTCAGGATACTCAAAGGCATCCCAGTCTGTTCAGAGAATCGTTGCATATCAGCATTGATCACTGCTTGGTCTTGGGCTTGCTGTAGTCCACCTGCGGTTGATCCTAAGTTGAAAGCACTACCAGCTAAATTACCACCAGCACCAATACCTTGGAGACCCGCACCATAAGCATTAGCTAACTGGGTGTTAATCCCCAAGGCATTCTGTAGGTTCTGGTTGTATTGGTTTTGAGATTGAGACAACCCTTGACCAAAGAACTGACCACGGATCTGATTAGAGATGTCAGCCAAGCGATCACTAGCACCTCGGGTAGCAATGGCAGACTCTACACCCGCTCGAGTGGAGTTAATGTTGCCTGTACCTGTTGCTGCTCGGTTAAGTGTTGGTAATTGACTCTCATACAAATTACGGGTGACATCACGAGATGCAGCGTCTACAATACCTTGGGTATATGGATTCTCTGCGTATCTAGCGGCATTCTGAAGGATAGTCTGGGTAGGATCTGCACCTGCATACTGACCATATAGGTTAGCTGCGTTAGTGCCAAACTGAGACCCTGTGCCCATCAAGCCTTGACCAAGGTCCATCATGTTATTTGCGGCACCAAACATCTGACCAGATGATGCACCAGCACCTTGGATAGCCGCTAGCTGAGCGGGTGTAAGACCTGCTACACGATTACCACCGTACACAGGGTTAGCCAAGGCATTCTGAGTAGCTGTCTGGGCATTGGTGAGACCGTAATCAACAAAAGGCTGTTGCCATGTTGGTAAAGTTGTGGTAGAGGATTGATTCTGTGTTTGATTTTGGGTAGTAGTGCCACCACCTCTAGATTGTGCCCCACCGAGGCCCCCAAGTAGTGCTCCTGCACCCATTACTGCTGTTTCAACTCCCATCGGGAATCTCCTTTTTGTATATCTGAAGTAGCTCACCTTTGTCGGATAGACCTTCACGGACAAGATAGAACTTATTTAACTTCAAGAACTTTAAGTGTTTGTCATCCCCTACTACATGGTAAGCATATACAGGAGTATTGAGGAGCCTTACTACATCATCAGAATCTTTAAGGAAAGCCTCTCTGACAGTCTTATTCCATCTAAAGACATCGCTATGAACGAATATAAGATCCATGTATAATTCAAAGTAGATCTTATAATCTTCCTTTAGTACGACAGGGGTCTTCATTTTGCTATAGCCACTTGGGTAAGCGTTACGATAACAGATGGAATCTCAGGAATACCAGAAACGGTTGGCTCGTGTAAAATATGCACATCAGTATTATCTACCTGCCAGATGATCTCAATATAATCCTGAGCTTTCATTTTGGTGACAAAGTTCCAAGCGGCTACAGTTTCTGCTGTAGCTCCTTGAACTGCTATTTTGGTAGCACTCTCTGGTATATCCACACCATTGACTCTAAACCAGATCCAAGCATAGCCAACTGCTGACGATGCTTTGTCCAACTGAAGGGAAAACTCAAGGTTATAATAGCCTGGATTATCAACATAAATCCTAGATGGGGTATCTCCTAGGTAAACACCTAAAGAGTAATCAGTAGTGTCATAAACCACAGCTTTAGGTGTATTTATGGCAGTCTGATATTGGCTTACATTACTTTGGAATCCCCCGATATAGCTAGGATTATAGGTTTCTATGATGGACTGTATGGTTGTTTCTAGCTTCTTAAGCTCTTCCTCTAGCCATACCTTATAGCTACCCTCAAAAGCTGGCTGTGCAGACCTTTTGTAGTCCCTTAGGTTTCTACGGTATGCCATATTTCCTCTCTTTATCGTCTACTAATCTCTTTAATTTCAGCATCAAACCCTGAAACACTAAAATTCTCAATGTCTGTAGTTGAAATCCTATATCCTAGGTATCTCCCTGCTACTTTCATGTCTAATTTATAGTCTTGCTCTGGGTAATAGTCCTGTTGGGAATACCAAGTGACTCCTGAGTTCGGTAAATCAGCAGATCCTACCTTCCAAGTGAAGTATGATGTAGATGATTTAAAAGATGCCTGAGGTGTAATTGAGGTGATAATCTTATAATTACGGATAGTACCACCAGCATCATCTAAATCAATGCCTATACGCTCTGCAAAAGACTCTGTGAGGGTCTCTCGTTCCACAGGCAAATTAACAAGACCTGAAGTAGGTAAATCAATAGCGTAAATACGGGACTCTGTTAGTGTATTTGCGATGTCTGTAGCCCCTAGCATAATAGCTAACTTAAGGTTTGTATCATCAAAAGACACATAGTTAGTGTTATATTCGGTGTAACCAGACAAGACATCTTTATAAACATCGTCTACAAGACTAATGTTAGACTCAGCCCCGCCAACAATATTAGGGAGATCCATGAAGGACCATGTGTCACTCTTGTAATTGTACACAGCAGCCCTGTTACAAAACTCTGTATCTTGATAGCTAACTTCATCTAGGGATGTCTTATAACAAAAGTAGATTAGATTAGAGACTGAATCATGTAAAGTAAAACAAGATGATTGCTTGGATCTATCAATGGTTTGAAAGATGTACCTACGGACTCTAGCGTCAGCTATGGATTTCTTGGTATTACCATCATGTACATAAATGTCATTCTCACCAAAGACAAAGTGTTTACCCTCTACTTCGGAATAACAGTTAGTATTGATAATACCACCAGTAGGGAATAACCTACGGAAGTTGAATACCAAACTAGACCCAGTGTACTCCATGAGCCATACCTGATCCTGAGCATAGATAATGAATCCATTACCTAAGACACCTCCATCTCTAATGGGAGTCTTCAGATCGGCTAGTACGTTCTCACCAGCGATATAGTTAGGATTAGCAGGATCCCAGTTAATGGTAGATGTAGCAGCCCCATACTCAATTGGGTTAGACCACTTGACCATCGTAGGGTACTCTAGGGTATCTTTGGTAATATTCAGGAGGATGATGTAGTCTAGGAAACCCCTAGCTACTCCAGCTTTATGTGTAGATACCCAGTCACCACCTAACAAGTTATAATTAAGGTCAGTCTTAATGTTCCTGATATATGGAACCATACCCTTACGGGCTAAGACAGACATACCAGCAACCTGTACATGGGACCAAGGGCTATTATTGGTCACTAAGCCAGACCCTGGTGTAGCAAAGGCTAGACTACCATTAGGATATGTTCTGACAGTACCATCATTATCACAGATAAATACTACCTCACCAGCCGTAGGATCCTGATATGACCCTACAAACCTTACGTCTTCCACAGGAGAACCCTCGGCAGACTCATAGGTAGAGGTATTGGTATCATAGTCACCTACAGAGCTATCGTAAGCTAGGGATGACCTAATGGATCTAAAGATTCTCTTGAATACTGGGGATCTCTGGATTCTATCCTCATCAAATACTACATTATTACAATTACTGAAAGCATTGGCAGGGAGGTCATACGGGTTTGCATCCGTGATGACACCTACTGCCCCTAGTTTTCTCAAGGGCAAATTAGGCATAGTATCTCCCTTACAGTTTCATGATATAAGCTAGTGCATGGTATGGTGGTAGGCTAGTATGGGTATGGGTACCTACAGCATTCACAGAGTGAGTGTGGGTTCCACTAGAGGAGATAGTGTGGGTATGGTTATCAGTACCCTCAGTGATACCTAGAGTTCCTGAGGACAAGGTAGCCACAGCACCTGTGACACCACCATGGTCATGTGCCCCAGCAGACTCAATACTATGGGTATGACCGCCGCTAGAACCTGATACGACATCCCCTCCAGTATCCCCTACGGCATAGGTACTACCTGCACCTACAATAAACTTATCAATTAAGTTAGGTGTCTCATTGGTACCATCACACAAAGCCCAACCAGAGGGTACATTATCAATAGCACCATACCACATACTAATGACACCCTTAGGGATAGGGTTGTTCATCTGAGCTTGATTCTGGGTCACAGGACCAGTCAGGTTAGGAAAGGTGTTAATCAATACCTGCTTAATCAATCGAATATGATCATCAGCCTGAGATACCGTATCAGTACTCACAGGGTTCGCAGGAACAAGGGAACCAATATAACTTACATTCTCTAAAGCCATCTCTGGTCTCCCTTATACTTTAATACAAGCTAGTAAAGCTACGTTACGAGGTCTGGTCTCACTACCACCAGTGGCTGAGGTAGTCCCAGGGCCTCCTCCGACATCTTGGGTCAGGAAGCCCAAGCCATCAGGAGCAAAACCAGCTCTAGAGAAGTTAATGTTACTTAAAAAAGTATGAGTATGGGATTGGAAAGCAGCAGCTTGGTTACTACCAAAGCTACGACCACTATCAACACCTCTACCATCATCCCAACCACGGAGGAACTCACCACGTAGGTCAGGGAGGTTAAAGGTAGTCGTACCATCACCAATACCAAAGGTAGTCCCTATGGCAGCAAAGAGGGCAGCATAGGTAGTACGGGATACCGCAGCACCATTAGCCTTAAGCCAACCTGAGGGAGCTGTATTCATAGCAAAGTGGGCTACACATCCTGAGGGGATCCCAGCTACAGAGGCAGACGCATTGATCTCAGATTGAGTCAAGGTCACAGGTCCTGTGATGTTAGGGAAGGTAGCCTTAATAGTAGACTTGATGAGTCTAAGGTGGCCATCAGCATCGGCCAATGGGTCAGACCCTAGTGGATTCGTGGCCACTAAGGAGTCAATATAGGTTCCAGTTTCGAGGGACATAGGATAGCAAAGCTCCTGTATTCAGCTATAGGTTATCAAAAGTTATCCACAGGCAGCTATAGCTCAATAGTGGACTTAGGGTGACTAGGGGGTACTTAGGGTGATCTTAGGGTGATCTTAGGGTGATCTTAGGGTGATCTTAGGGTGATCTTAGGGTGATCTTAGGGTGAT